ATTTTGGACAGATGTAAATTTGAAAAGAAAAGTAAAGAGGAAGCTGTGCTTGAAGCAATGACTCACATTATAAAAAAATGTGGGGAAGATTTAAAAAAGTCAGACGACAAGGCGCGTGGGTTTGAGGCAGGAATGAGAATTATTGTTTGGCGAGCGGAAGAATTTTGGGAAGACAATTTAAAAATTGCAACCATGCCCAATGGTGCCCCCTGTTTAGAGCAGAGATTTGAAGTGCCGTTTGGAGATGTAGGTCATAGGTTATCGGGTCGAATAGATAAAATTGTGGAGTTGGATAATCGTTTGTATCTGTGTGACACCAAGACTACCAAGATTTCATTGACGAATTTATATTTTAGAAACTTTCAGCCCAACAATCAGATCTATGCTTACATATGGGCGGCGAGAAATATATTAGGGTTGGACATTGCAGGTTTTATTGTTGACGCTGTGCAAACGGGAGTTAATTTCTGTAGGTTTAATAGAAGTGTATTCAATGTGTCACAGCCATCCATCGATGAATGGTATACGGATGCCCAATATGCTATTGGATTGGCAGATGCGTATAGTAGTAACAAATATTATCCTGCGAACTTTACATCATGCGGAAACTATGGTGGATGTAAGTTTAGGGAAGTGTGTGCAGAATCTCCCGACCACAGAAAAATTATATTGGATGAGGATTTCATGAGCGAACCTCACGCTGATCTAGTGGTGGATAATGTTATTCACGTTGATGAAAATATTTTTAGGAAAAACAAATGAAAACTGATAAGCTTAAATTAATTTTTAAAAAAATTGCAAGGAAGCTGGGGTTCTTTATGACTTCGGACGAGAAGCAACAAAAAAATAAATTCTTAGAGGAAATGCCAACTCATTCCGAAGAGATGCAGGACAAGTTGGAGCCTATACCATGCCCAATGCATGAAGATTATGATGATGAGGAGGATTGCAAGCAGAACCAGGGGAAAAATGATTAATAAAATTACCCCCACGGGTGGCTTAACATGGTATGTAAAATGGATTAGTAGTTTTATATTATTAATTGGCATGACATTAACATCTTTAGATATATCCCCATACAATTTATTCTTTCATGCAATAGGTGTGTTTGGTTGGTTTATTGTGGGCATGATGTGGAATGACAGAGCAATCATATTTATTAATGCGATTGCCTTTTCAATTTTTTTAACGGGAGTAATTAATTTTTATGTATAGGTTTAAAGATGTGGTTTAAAATATCTGTAATAATTATATTGTTGTTTATCTTATTGAGTACTTGTGGTCAATGAGTAAGGCAGACTTAAAAAGAAAAGGACATAAGGGCAGGCGTAAGGTCGGCTCTAAAAAGAGACGCAATCGTAGGCGTATCCGTTTAGGATTAAAGTTACGAAAAAAATAATTGTTGACAATTATTTTATTTATGATAGACTATGAAAATTATAGGAGATAAAAACATGGCAAGTATTAAAGATCATATATCAACTGATGTAACTAAACTGTTACTCGTGGGTGATAGTGGTTCGGGAAAGACGGCTTCATTATCGGCATTAGCCAATGCGGGATACAATTTGCGTATCTTGGATTATGATGATGGCTTGGCTATCCTTCCAGAATTTCTGAATCCAGATGCGATAGACAAGGTTAGTTATGTTACGTTGAAAGACCCGATAGGGAAAGCGGATGCTTTTCGTAAAGGGGTTAACCTTATTTCCAATTGGAAAGATAAGGAAGAAGAGTTTGGATCTGTAAGTAAGTGGACATCTAAAGATGTGTTGGTGATTGACAGTTTAACCTTGATGGGTGAGGCGGCTTTAAGGGGGGCACTTGTATTTAATAACAAGAAGCCAACTGATCAAGCTAGTCAACCCGAGTGGGGAACTGCCATGCGTGATGTTCAGCACATCATTCAATACCTTACGGGTTCAGAAGTTCCGTGTAATGTGGTAGTGACAACACATATGCAATACATGGAAGGCGATATGGGTGTGTCGAAAGCATATCCAACTAGTGTCGGTTCAAAATTGTCTACTAAAATTGGTAGGTATTTTAACTGTGTATGCAGAATAGATACTAGAAGTTCTAGTAAAGGTGTCGAGCGAACTTTACGTACGGTATCGGATCATCGCATGGATCTAAAGGTAACGGCTCCAAAATTAATTGAGCCTAATACTGCATTAGATCTTGCGAAATTATTTGATTCGATTCAAAAAAATGCTCGACAAAGATTATCCACTAAGGATAATGTAATCAACATCAAAACGGGAGGCAAATAATGGCTGATGTTAACGACTTTTTAGCAATGAGTCCTGATGATATACCTGAAACAATCACTCTGCCCGAAGGCAGTTATGATTTTGTTATCACAAGTTATCGTACGGATAGAGTTGGTGAAAATCAAAACCAAATTGTGCGTCTCAACTGTAAAGCACAAGCAGTTTTAGAATCTGATATTACTGACGCGGATTTAGAAAACTGTGACGGCACTCGGTTGGAATTTTGGGCAACCAAAAAAGCACTTAGGCAGGGTAATCCTGTGATTTCACTTAAAGCTTTTCTAACAAAGACACTCGGTATGAGTGGTAATTCCTTTGGGGAAATGCTTGAACAAACTATCGGCCAAACATATAGTGGTATTATTAAACACGAAATGGTTGGTCGCAACAAAGATATATTGCAAGCTTCAGTATCTAGAATATTGACTAAGCATTAATATATCATGGGTGAGTATGCTGTAAGGAGACGTGTTACTTCTCAGTTAAAGGAAGGGGCGAAGATCGCTATCGTGATGGACTTCCCTTCTTCTAATGAGGTACGTCTAAATAAAATACTTGCAGGCGATTTTATTATTAACAAAATTTGTAGAATGACGGGGATACAAATCGAGGATTGCATGCTCACCCACACTTTTCAATTAAAGCCTGCGCAAGACAACCCCCAGAATTTTTTTCATAAGAGATCTGAATATAAGGCTTTGTGCAAGGAGAGTGAGTGGCGCTCCTCCTACCCAAATACCACCTTAGGTTACCTCAAGCAGGAGATGGAGCAAGACTTGCAACGTTTGCACAATGAACTCAATGAAACAAATCCCAATGTTATTATAGCAATGGGAGGCGTTTCATTGTGGGCGTTAACGGGATTCGATAAGGTTAAAACATATCGTGGCGCTATCATACCTTCTAACACTCCCCATTTAAATAGAGAATTTAAAATAATAACTACCTATCCTTCGCATACGGTAGTAAAGAACTACGATTTTAGAGCGCATCTCTTTTCGGATTTTAAGAAAGCCAAAAGAGAATCAGAGAATAAAAATATTAATTACATAGACAGAAAGTTATGGATTGAACCTACCATAGATGACCTACATACATTTAGGGAAAAGTATATAGATACATGTGGCGCGCTCAATCCATTATCTTTCGACATAGAAACAGCGGAAGGGCGGACTAGGTGTATTGGGTTTGCCCCCTCTTTAAGACACGCCATTGTTGTACCATTCTGGATGCCCAACCCACATTTTAAAAATTATTGGTCACCCGAAGATGAGGTTAAAGCATGGGCATGGGTTAAGGATTTATTGGAAGACGAACATATAGTTAAGGTTGCGCAGAATCAAACTTATGATGTGTCATGGTTATCATTTAAAAATAATATAAAAGTCAAGGGACTTATACATGATACCATGCATGCACATCATGCTTTGCAACCCGAAATGGAAAAAGGTTTGGCATTTCTAGGCTCCATATACACTAATGAAGGTGCATGGAAGACATTAGCCAAGTTCTCGAAGAGCACAAAAGCTGATGAATAGTGAAGCGACCAAACTTTTTTACGGCAAAGTCTGTTGAAGATAATTGGCAAGAGATGGAATCCTATGTCCGTCTTTGGCGGGCGGCTTTGGATCAGTTGTTGCAGGATTTAATATATACGGGCAACGGAAAGGAAGATAAGAAGGCGCACATAAATGCGTGGGAATGGTTTGAAAATGAGCAGGATAAATTTGATTTAGTGTGTGATTTGGCAGATTTAGATTCCATAAGAACAAAAAAAGAACTGAATAATTTAGTGGAAAGGGTGCATGATAATAAAGATAGAAGAAAATTTAAGGACAGCTTTAAAATTATTGAGCGGAAAAAGGGAACATGAGTACGGAAATAAAAAGGAGAACCATGAAAACATTTCTCGTCTTTGGTCTGCTTATCTGAACCATCCTATATCTGCACATGATGTTTCTATACTCATGTTATTATTAAAGGTGGCAAGAGCCAAGTTTGGAAACCCGAGTTCCGATACATACATTGATATGGTGGGATACTCAGCAATTGCAGGAGAGTTAGCGGATGAAGATAATAAAAAACACAGAAATAAGTAAGCAAGATTTATCTGATGAACAGACGGAATGGGTTTACTGCGCCCTTGATTGTGCCTTGACATATGAGATATGGGATAAGGTGCATAGGGAATTTGATGGACTCACTAAAAAAACATACCTATTTGAATTAGATAGTTTACAGCCAGCAATGGACATGATGTTGCGCGGCTTGCGTGTAGATGAAGAAGAAGTAAAGACAAGAAAGAAAACTTTAAGGGAAAGAAGATTGAAGTTAGAACGCATGCTTAATTTATTTTCCCAAGCCGTTTGGGAAAAGGATTTAAACCATAACAGTCCCGTTCAGCTTAAGAAAATTTTATATGAATATCTAGGATTGCCACCCGTT